GGTGGGCGTGTTCCGAGCGCCATATCCGCAATATGATAGCAACGGGCGAGCTCCCAGCCTTTCGGTTGGCAGGGAAGCTGTTGCGCATCAGGGGCGCCGACGTGGAGAGGTTCGAATGCCAGACTGGAGCATCACAAGACTGCGGGGAGAACTCTGCATCACTTGGTATGAGGGAGACGTCCGCCGACGTTATCGACTTGGGACAAGCGACCCGAAGGAGGCGGCCCGCCGCGCCCCGTCTCGATACGCGGAGCTAACCAGGCCGAAGGGATCGACTGTCGAGGATCTTTGGCAAAGCTATTGCCTAGATAAAGCGGGGCGAGCGGTAGTGACCACGATGGGCTTCACTTGGAAGGCGCTGCAGCCGCATTTCGGCAGCAAGGAGGCAGAAGCGGTCACTATTGCTGACTGCCGCTCCTACACCGATCAGAGGCGCAAGGAAGGCCGAAAGGACGGCTCTATACACACCGAGCTCGGCCACCTTCGCTCTGTGCTGGTCTGGGCAGAGAAAACGCGCCTGATCAAGCACGCGCCCCATATCGAACGCCCCGCCAAGCCCGATCCCAAGGAAGGCTATCTAACCAGGCCAGAAGTCGCCAAACTCATGGTTGCGGCCAATACTCCGCACGTCAAACTCGCCGTCCAGCTTATGATCGCAACTGGGGCTCGGAGCGCGGCCGCTCTGCAACTGACGTGGGACCGTGTGGATTTCGCCCGACGCATGATCCAGCTTCGCAACCCCTTCGACAAGGAACGCCGGAAGGGCCGGGCCACAGTCCCCATCAATGACAGCCTGTTCGCCGCCCTGACCGAAGCCCACAAGGGATCACTTACCCCATACGTCGTCGAATGGGCAGGCGGCTCTGTCCAGTCGATCAAGAAGGGGATCAAGACGGCCGGCGTAAAAATCGGCCGCCCAGACGCTTCACCGCACATGCTGCGCCACTCTGCAGCGGTCTGGCTGGCGGAAGACGGGCATTCCATTGAGGAGATCGCGCAGTTCCTGGGGCATTCGAATACGGCCATGACCTATCGTGTTTATGCCCGCTACAGTCCGAATTACCTCCGCCGGCTCACAGCATCCTTGGAGGTCTAAGGTCCAGTGAACTTGCAGACCACTTCGCGAAAGGCTTTGAAAATGACAAGAAAATGTGTAATATCAATAGGATCGGTGGTGGGCGATGACGGACTCGAACCGCCGACATCTTCGGTGTAAACAATGGGCTCCCCTCCGCACCCCATAGAACTCCGGGAAGAGAGCACTTCGCACCATGCTGTTTCCGGCTTGGTGTTCAACGTCCGTTCCGTTTCTCCGGTTCGGCGTGCCAAAGAGCACTTCGTAAGGAAGCACTGGAGATGACCGAAGCGCATATCGCCGAACTGCACGACCGGGTTTCGGCCATGACGGAAGAGCAGCGGCTAGCACTGGATCCGATAGCCTATGCGCTCGCCGCCTATCAGGAAGCTACGAACGTTGAGCATTGGCGTGTCGTCCCCAACCGTGTCGCAGCGCTAGCCGCTGTGGATGCGATGAACGCTTGGGAAAAGACCATATGGGAACGCGAGTAAGGAGCACTGAAAATGGCTGAGACGACCGAGCGCATCTACTACCGCATACGGTTCCCAGCGAAGGCTGGCACCTATGGCGAGTTCTACAGTTCGAACAACGGCACTAGCCAATGGGCCGATATAGCCAAGGTCAAGGCCCTGCTTCGGCGCGGGCAACCGAAAGGCTACAAGGGGCAGTTCCTTGAGCCTTTCACAGACTATGAGGTTATCAAGACGACCGAGACCATTCAGGCGCGGCAGGAAGTTGTGCCCTTGGCGCTATAACCGCCCAGGATCAGCAGCAAGGAGAAGAACGGATGAGCGAGCGACTGGCGAGAGTTGAAGCCCCGCATTTTGTGGCTGGTCTGGTCACTGTCAATGGTCGGTGTACCGAAGCGGCGCCAATTCTAAGCTGGGCAATCGGTAAGACGGAGAGCGATCTGCGCGCCTATTTCGCGAGGAAGAACTGGAAGGCGATTGTGGTGCCGCCTCAGAACAGGAGCTAAACCAGCCATGAGCGAGATGCCCAAGACGGAATGCCCCGGCGCCGACGATCCGGAGGAACGCTGCCCGCGAGAGCCGAAGGACTGCATTTGCTGGGAGGTCGATCTAGATCACCCGACTGTGGATCGTGCGGCTCGCACCGCCATCCGCCAGGATCGGAACGGAGAAGCGAAATGACGCTTGATGAGGAACTAGCCAAGCTCGACAAGATCGAAGCTGATGGCCGCGCGCAGTTCAAGGATGACAAACTCACATTAGGAGATATTGCAGCGATCCATCGATGCGCTGAGCGCTTTGGTGTGCCCATGACCGCCGCCTACCTTCGGGCTAGAAGCCTCCATCTGCTTTCGTATCAGGAGGTACCATGACCCGCTCCCCATCCGGCCTCCGCATCATCCTCACCATCATAAGGATAGCAGCCCCGGCTATTATCCTGGTTGGCGTGGTGAAGGTGGTTGGGGAATCACTGGGGTTTTGGTAAGGAGATGAGACGATGCTGCTGCCAGTCGACGCGATGACATGCGAGGTTCTTGGAAGCCATTACGCCCAGAGCAGCCCTGTCTGGACAGGCATGGACTTGGCCCGCGCTGAGGTGAGAAGCCAAAGCACCATCATGTTGGCGCTGGTGGGGAAAGAAGCCCACTACGATCTGCACCTTGACGTGCCATGGTGTCATCCAGACGACCAGACAGGCTCACCCGACGACTTCGACTGCGTTTACCGCGTGCGGCCGAAAATGGAGCCTGGCAAAAAGTGGAAGGGGAAGATGGTCGAAGCCGTTAGTTTTGTGCGCAAGGGAGACGCATGGTGGCTCGATGTGAAGTTCACCGCCAGGTTCGTCTCTTGACTCCTGACCTCCTCCCATAGGAATAATTTCCACGGGTGGGGCGGACGTTCTCAGGAGCAGCCTCGATGGGCCAACGAAGCCGCGCTATTCACGACTACAGTTATCAGATCCACGTTGTCGATGAGACAGATGCCATCATCGAGACGATCGGTGAGGTGGATATCTTCTCGGCAGCAAAGGCAGCTTTCGAGGCTTGCTTGGGGCATAAAACCTACAGCCTGGTCCAGCTTAGGCAGGGCGGCCGCATCATCGAAACGGCAAAGACTGGCCTGTACGATAGCAAGACCAAGACAGTGCCGGTGCTGTGGCGGAAAAGGTAATGCGGAATGAATAGAAATAATGTAGCGTAAATCGCCAAAAAATGCTAGATTTTTCTGATGGATAGCGACCACGTTAACCAACGCCCTCAGCCCGACCCTGTTCTTGCCGAACGAAATAGATGCATTGCCATTCTTCAGGCGGAGGCAGCCGAACATGATGAGGCCGGCAACGACGAGTGGCACATTAGGATTGCGCGATATCTTCGGCGCATAGTTAAGCAAATGGAACGGGCAGACGGTTAGGTTCCTAAGGATGAAATGGCAGAACATCAATAGCGCGCCACGAGACGGCACAGAAGTCCTTGCTGGCAAGATGTCAGACTTGTTTGGCGGTTCGGTCACCTATCCGTTACGGTCAAGATGCATAGACGGCATTTGGACGGCAAAGTTCAGGAATGGCGAGTGGTGCGCCTATGGCCCACAGCCTACTCATTGGCTCCCCAAATTTCCTACCGCTTCTTCCTTGCCGGCGGAATAACCTCAAAGCGCGGTTTTACGCCATCCTGTTCCAGCGAGCCCACAAGGAAATTCGCCTTCTCCAGGTCCGTCGTCTTGAGCAAGACTCGTATGTCGTTACGTCCGTCGGGCTGCTTCTCGACTATCGAGACTTCGTAGATGGGTTTGCTCATTGGAGCGATATAGCGCACTGGCAGCCAGCCGGCGATAGTAGAGGCGCGTTACCTCATCCTCTGCTTCCCAAGCGCCGCCAGCATCAGAGGCTTGGAATAGCTGGCGGGCGAGAGCGTCTACGGTTTCGGATGTTGGCCCGTGATCCATCGGAGCGAACTCGTGGCCTGGAGGCAATGTTCCAGCAATTCCGTGTAAGTGAGATCGCATACCTTCAGCCCGTTGATCAACAACTCCCATTCAGCCGTTCGACCGTCATTCCCGAGGGACACGCGGATACGAATCTTGTCGCTCATGCTGCGGCACTCATTCCAGCGGGGATACGGATACGGGGCCGGCGGGGCGGCTCCGGGTCTTCAAGCACCACGGGTACGCGCTCTCTCAGGCCCCAGCGCTCGTGAATCAAAGCCAACCATTGTTGCGGCGGCTCTGGCGTAGCGCGGATGCGAACGGCGTATTCATTGAACCCGATCATGGATCCATTGGCCAGCACCGCTCCGGGATTCGATGATGTGTGATAGTGGCCAACAAGGATGATGTCGTACCGCTCACCTGTGGCGAAACCAGAGAGTTTGATCTTCTTGCCGCCGCGCACGATGGGCAGTTCTGGCCCGGCAAAGCCCTGACCGCCTCCCGTGCCCATGGAATCGCCATGCGTCTGAAGCACGGACCAGCCGAAGAGCGGAAACACGATATCGGCACCCGAAGCGGTGTTGACCGTCACCCGGGCATCGTTGGCAAACTCCCGCGCCAGGATATTGCCGATCATCACGTCATAGGAGAGAGCGGCCATGCGCTTGGCGTGGGTTTTTTCAGTGGAGCGCCCGTGATTCCCCGGCGTCACTGTGACTAAAACAGCATCGAACTGGTCAGCCAATTTGCGGATACCAGCAGCGAGTTCATCGGTCGCTAGAGCCACTTGCTCATGAGAGGTAAGCGCGTTGGTCTCTCGCAATTCAGCGTGAATGTCGCCGGAGATCAGATCCCCATTGAGCGCGACGACGACACCCTTCAGTTCGCAGTCCGATGACCAGCGGGGAAGGATGCGAATCGATGCATCGATCATGCGCCTGAGACGGCGCCTAAAAACGTCAGGGTTGTATTCGTTGATGCCGGCGGCTTCCTCAAGTCGAACAACCTCGCCACAATGAAGATCGGATAGGTGAATGAGCCCGACCGCCCGGCCCATTTCTCCGTTGCTCGGCAAAGTCCACTCTGGAAGCGATAGGGGACGCTCAAAGATGCCAGCCATCTCACGAAGGATATGTTCACTCTCTGCTGCCCGGTCCTCTGCCGCTTTGGCTTTGTTGCGCCAGAAATTGGCGTCTCGGACTTCGGTGGGAGTTGGGACGGCTACCTCTATCGCATCCCGCAATTCTTCGGGTGCGGGCGGCTGCACGGTGCCATCAAGCACGCGCCCCGTGCTTCGTAGCGATTCCATGGTGTGTGCCAGAGTGCTGGCGCCCATGCCGAGCGACTTCGCAGCCGCCCTAATTGTCGGATGGGAGTTGACGGCATCGACGCGCCGCCGAATCTCCGCTTCGGTGAGCTTTGCTACCAAGGCTTCAGCCTCCGTTGATCTGTTACCGGAATGGCGAAAGCGGTAATAACTATGGCTTGGGCGGGATCACGATGTCGGGGGCGACCACCTTCAGATATGCGTAGATGTTCATGGCATTTTTCCTTTTATCAGAGTACAAATAGCGAACGCGCCGAAGGCATGCCGGCCGACGACGCGTTCTAACCAGCCCAACCTGTCAGGAGGTCGAGATGGCTAAACCAATCATCACCCAAGAGTATGTTCGGAGTCTATTCGATTACGACGCGGAGACCGGGTTTTTCACTTGGCGGGAAAGGCCGCGAGAGCATTTCGACACGCCGGCTCGGTGCGAATGGTGGAACCGGAATTACTCCGGCAAGAGAGCCGGCGCCCAAATGAAGATGGGCTACCGAATAGTAGCTGTTTCCGGTAAACGGCTATACGAGCACCGGTTGGCGTGGCTGATAACCTATGGCAGATGGCCAAGAAAACACATCGACCATAGTGACCATAACCCGGCAAACAATGCGATCAGCAACCTCAGGGAAGCCGATAGCACCCAAAACGGGGCCAATCAGAGGGTGAATAGTAGGAACACGAGTGGTTTCAAGGGTGTTTACTTCCAGGCCGGCAAATGGGTCGCCTTTATAGGGCAGACCGGAAAATACCAGTACCTTGGGCGTCACGCCACAAAGGAAGAGGCGGCGGCGGCATATGCGGCGGCGGCAAAAATCACATTCGGTGAATTTGCCTATCAGGCGCCTATTTCCTCTGGTCTGCCGGAATAACTATATCTGGGGCGGCTACCCTGAGGTAGGCATAGATGTCGCCTATTCCAGTGTAAAGGCCGTAGAAGGGGAAGCCTCGCATGCCTGCCGTGGTGACACCAAGCAGTTCATAATCGCCTGCATCATTCTTGTGATAGAGCGCCCCGCCCGAGGAACCAGGCGCGATGTCTGGCGTGGCTTTGTAGTAGACGGTCCCAGCTTTCGCGAAGTCGCTCGTCTCCTTGGATGCGAACAGGCCTCTTGTCACGGTGAGGCCAAGACCCAGCGGGTAGCCGACAGTCCACACATCCTCGCCCATAAGCAAGGTAGGTTTCTCCGGTGCCAGCTTCGCCACATTGGGGAAAAAAGTCTGCTTGTCCTTCAACCTCCACAGGGACAAATCAGCCTTGTAGTAGACGCCATCGATGCGACCGACATAAGCGTCTTTCTTCACGACTTCGTTGTCCTGGTAGACGGGGAATTCAATGCGCTGGTCCGAATCCTTATCGATGGCGCAGTGGCCCGCAGAGAGGATGAGCGTGGTTACGTCGCCGCTCACCTTGTCGCGGTTCGAGTAGATGACGGTGCCGCTGCAATTTCCATTGAGTTGCACCGTAACGCCAAGGACTTCCTTCTGGAGTTTTTCCAGTTCGGAACGGTCGGCGGCGTGAGCGATGCCGATAGCGGAGAAGACGGCAGCACAAAGCAAAGCGGCCAGCCAAAGGGCCGGCTTCAGGATAGCACGGGTCATGGGATTTAGCCTTTGAGGGTGAGGAGGAGGACGACTACTAGGCAGAGGAAGGACGCAAGAACTAGGACGCCAAGAACGAAACGCGGGGTCATTGGTCTTTGCCCGTCAGCTTCGCGATGATCTGCACGAGCAACCAGGCACAACCTAAGATTGGGAGAAGCAGCGCGGCGGTTTGGGACACGTCGGCGAGGCTTGGCATCCACCAGGGCGAGACGGCAGCGCCGGCAGCAATTACATTCGTCACTTTGTCCACCGTCATTGCTTCTGCCCTTGGTTCTCAAGGGCTTCTGCCGCCTTGATGAGTTTGTCGTCTTTCCTGATGCAGGCGCCGTGAGAGCGGCGCATCTGGCCTACGAGGTTGTTCCATTCCTCCTGCGAGAGGTCGCGGTCAGGAATGTCGATGAGCCGGGCGCATGGCTGCTTCAGGATGTCGGGGATATGGGCTGGCGTCGGCGGCAAGACGGAATGCCGGTCGAATGACGCGCATCCGGCCAAGGAGAGCGTCATGGCAATCGCGAGAGCCTTCATGTCAGCGGCCCACCCGGTTGAGCGCCCGACCGACATTGCGCGGCAGGCATATGTTTTTCTTGGTCGGGGAAGCGTCTTGCGCCTTCTTCAGGTCGGCGTCCTCTTGCTCATCCTTGCGCTTCTGAGCGTCAAGTTGGAGCTCAGCCGTCAATCTGTCGATTTCGGCCTGTGTCGCCTTCTTGTCGGCGGCCTGCTGGGCTAGATCCTTGTCGCGCTGCTTTTCCCAGGCGATGCGTTCATGAGAAGCGCCGGCAGAGTAGCCCTCGTTGTATTTGTGGTGGCCGTAGCCCCACAGGGCGCCGCCAGCGAGCGCGGCAATGACGATGTAGGCGATGGCCGCAGAGAGCAGCGAGGACAGGCCTGTTGCCCGCCCTATCCAGAGGATGAGAGCGGTCATCTGCGCCTCCTGTTGGCGAAGCGCAGCCCGTGCGGATGACGCTTGCCAGGATGCCGGTCATTGGCCCAGGTCTGCGGCTGGATCTTGAAGTCGATCGGCAGGCCGGTTTGCGCACTCAGCCATTCCGATAGCGCGACAGTGTGGAGGAGCCACTTGGTATCGAACTCGAACAGTCCAGTACTAAAGTCCTGCACGTTCGGGAATTCGCGGCGGAACTGCTTATCCTCAAGGATCAGGACGACATCGACATCCCGCCAGTCCGGCCGCTCCAAGGCGCTGCCGACGACATAGCAGCCGAACCCGCCATAGGCGTCGTTCAGATGCTTGCAGGCCAATTCAAGCTTGAACACGGCCGGCACGCCGATATAACTGACCTTCTTGCGCTTCTCGGGTTCATTACTCATTTCAGCCACCAGATGAGAAAGCCGGCCACAATCGCCAGCGACACGGAGCCCACGGCGATGAGCGTCCACTTGATGATCGGGATGAGGAGTTGGTAGAGGCCGTTCATGAGAGGCCGCTGACGCAAAGTTCAGCCTCCCCGATGCGGGTTGCGTCACCCATCTCACGCCGCTTGACGAGGCCAATGATGAGCCTGCCGCCCGCCTTGTTGAACGCAGTCGCGGCCACACAGCTCGCCATGTACAGACCGCGCCTGCCGTACTCCGCAGCCTTCGACTTGCAGGCCGCGTGCGAGCCGACATTCCAAGCGAGCGAGAGCATCATTGCCTGCCAGGAAACCGGCTTGTCGTGGAAGCCTTCGACGCATTCCTGAAGGGCCGGCTCGAACTCTTTCGTCATGCGGCGCCTCAGACGCTTGTCGCAGCCGGCCGGCGTCTCAACCATTCCCCGACGAACGTTCTGAGTATCGCCATCGCAGATCGTCCAGACGGGCGGCTTTGCAACCGTATCGAGGTAGGCGCGGAGAGCCCGCCCCTCCCAAGGCTGGACTAGCGCCTGTGAGGCAAGAACGACTGCCGCCGAGACTGGCGGCTCGCCCGGCTTCAGGACATAGCCTCCGGCCGCCATGGCGACGACAGCAGCTATCGCAGCCCGAGCGCGAGCGCTCGAACGTATCCGATTGATCGGCATTCGGTTGCCTTTCAGCGTTGATTCAGCTATATTTTCTGGGTTGTCGGCGGCGTGGAAGGACACGCGGGGACTTGGTGGTTTGCCTGTAGGCACTCAGGATAGATGCCACCTAACCTAAGCCCGAAATGGTGAAACGCGCGGCCCACACCCATGCCGTTAGCGAGGTATTCAAAACGCGCGAGCCGGTATCAAGCCCGGTCCGACAACATCAAACTGGAGGGTATATGCTGTCACTTGTGATTGAAGAAAACCCACGTCTCGCGCTCACGGTCTTTGCCGCAGCCACTGCCTTCATGGCCTTCCTGTTTCTCTGACGCATCATTCCTTGTAGATCAGGTGCCCAACACCCGAAGCGACAGCGAACCCCAACCCGAGCCCTGCATAGACAAGCGGCGGGATGGGGAGCGTCCCTTCGAACAAGGGCCATACGCTAGCCAGCGCATCGAGAACGACGAATACGCCAGCAATCCATGCGCAGTGAAAGCGCACCTTGCGGGCGATGGATTTGCGCTGGCCCATCAATCTCGCCCCACCAATGGTGCACAGTGTGAAGAACTATCATTTGACATGGAGCCCGCGCCGGATAGAGTTGGCCTAGAGGGTTGCTTGAAATGTCAATATTGACTGCCGACTATGTTTCCTGGATCAGGCTAACGCTTGGACAGGGGCAAGACCTGCCAAATGCCGATGCAAAGCGCTTACTCACCGCATACGAAGAATTGGCTCCCGGCCCACACCGAGACAAAATCCTTCGGGCAATGAGCAAAGACCCATCTGTTAGGAAGGGTGTTCCAAATAAGTAGAGCGCCTTCATGCTTGCCACGTGCGACGACGAGCGGTTAGATGCGGCGGAAACGGAGGCAGTAATGACATATGATCCCCGCGAACGGGCAGTCGAACTAGCCAAGAAGCTGGCTCTCCCCGCCAATGCTGAAAGAATCCTGACCGACGAACTTATCGCGGCATTCAATGCCGGCGCGGATAAGCATGATGCTGCTTTTGCCGAATATGCCAAAGTTGCTCGGGGACTCGGCCGGAATTGACGGGCGAAGTGCTTAGTTGATCAGCCCGTGCGTACGCAGGGCATCCTCGATCGCCTTCACGCGCTGGGACGCGTCGCGCGACGCGTTGTCTAGCGCCTGAACTGTAGCCTGCACGTAAGATGCCGTATGTGTCTGGCCGGCATAGGCTGCGAATGTGCCCTTCAAGGCCGTCCCGGTTCCAGCAGTCCAGCCGGTTGCCCTGGCGCCGACAACCTGATTGCCTTGGATATAGTAGCCGGAGCTCTGGTTGATCGTGCCGGCACCCTTATCGCCGCCCGTCGTAGTGGTATCGTTGACGATGCCAGCACCGATAAAGGCGCGCAAACCATATGTGCCGGCCACAGCCGTCTTGAAATAAAGCCTACCCGCGAAGGACGCTGCCGCCTTGGCGGCTAGATAATAGACGTACCCGACATACTGTCTCAGCGTGCCGCCATCATCGAAGGCTTTACCGCTATCTTCAAGGATAAATGACCCGTCTGTTGGCGCCGCCACGTTCGCGCTATCGCGATTGATCTGGGCAAGGGCCTCAGCATGGTAGTCTCGATTGTCGGTATTCCACGAGATATCAACGCCTTGCACGGGAGTTGGCGTAGGAGTGCCGTTCGATGTGGAATAGCACAGGAAGCGAATGTTTGTGGGGGGCAACGAGTTCGCCGTTACACCAAATCCGCCAGCCCCAAGCCCCGTGAAGACGAAGACATGATTGCGGGGATTGTCGGCCGACGCCGACCCGCCGATGAAACTGACTCCGCGCCCTGAACCACCAGAAATGCGGAAGCCCTGGACTTGCTCGAAACAGAAATTATCAGATGAGCCAAGGACGATGCCTGCGCCATTTTTGTGGATGAATTCCACGTAGCCGAATTCGTTCAGTGATGAATTGGACGTGTTGTCGCCGTCGATGACAATGCCATCCGCCCCGAGCGACGCAGTAAGCCAACTACGGGAGAAGATCTGATCGAACCTGTTGTGCTGAAGGTCGCGCGGCTCGGAAGCAGAGATATCGCCGGCAGTCACAACTCCGAGATGCATGTTCTGCGTGATGGCATCCGTCACACCGATCTGAGTAAACCGACCGGCGCGGGTAGATAGGATTTCAAGGCAATGCGAGGCAACGCCGACGCCATCGAAAAGAATCCCCTCGATCCTAACACCCACAAGGGCCGGGCCGGAGGAATCCACCAGCGGCCGAACGATCGCCATTTTGTCGGCCGTGCCTTTGGTCCAGACGAACCGTGTGCCCTTGGCCTGATCCCATGGCGTGTTGGGGTTCACGCTGCTGTGAAAGCTGGCCCCGGAACCGATCCACTGGACGTTCGAATAGTTCAGGTTGATGGTGGCGGCGATGTAGTACTTCTCAGGCCTGAACTCCAGGATGCCACCACTTCGACGGCGCCACATCCATTCCTGTGCCGAATTGATAAGAGCGGCGGCACCAGCGTCCTGCGGCAGAATACCGAATTGAGCAGCCTTGTAGCGCGGCGCCGGAACGATCTCCCAGAACCGGCCGTCCGCCGAAGTGAAACCGCCAACCTCTAAGGCGCTACCAACCACGAACTCTGAGCCGCCGCCATCTCCGAGTGATGCATATCCCGCAGTCCGAACGGAAGTGACGGAAGCATCGATCGTTGCGCCATTGGCGGCCGTGCGGGTAGCGAACGTCGCTCTCTGATCGACATAGGCTTTCGTGCTTTGCTGAGACGGCGCCTTTGTGGCGCTGTTCGACACCATGTTGTCTTCATCGAGCAATTGGCCCGAATTCAAGGGGTCGAGAGAGAATGTGATGTTGGAAGTGCCAATGACAATCGGATCTGCCGTGGTCACATGCCACAAACCTGATTGCGTCCCATTGACGACATAAACAGATGTGCCGCTCCTGATGTCTCGGTTCGAGATGAAATCCTTCGAGCGTGACCATACTCCCGTCGAAACGACCCAAATGCCGTTGTCCACGGAACTGGTTTGGTCTTTAACGAGCGCGCGGTCCCCCGTGATGAGGGCAACCCCGTCGATGGTCTGCTCGCCGGACAGCGTGATATTGGCCGTCGTGGCAACTCGACATGGGCCTTTGATGGCCGTCGAGCTGCTGAGGCCGTCCTGTCGGTCGATCTGGATAGAGGTCACGGGCAGCTCCATGGATAAACCACTCCGAAAGAAGCGGCCTTGCGAAATCTCGGGTTTTGGAGTTCAGTGCGGGCTATGCACAAACAGACGTTTGAGTTCTTGATCGCCGCGCTGATCGGCGTTGTCGTCTTCATCATCATCGGCTTCTTTGCCCAAGCCGAAGGTCTTAGCTTTTCCTACTGGATATCGAGGTCGCCCCAGCCTGGGCCGTGGGCTCTCGTAGGCGCCCTCGTCGGTTTCGGGCTTCGGTTCATTCGCCGTTGAACCAATTCCTGGCTTTCGTTTCGTTCACGGTGGCATGGTCCATCGCCGCCGTTATTTTCCTTGGAATAGTCAACCCTATTGCCGTTTTCGCCGTATGGCTGTTGGGCTTCATGTGGGGCACCGGCTATATCGCTGCCGGCATTCGAGAGGCTGATTTGCTCCTGAAGAGATGGCTCCAGATGATGGCTGGCGTTGCCGTCCTGGCGATAATTGGCGCTGGCCTACTCAGTTGAACGGCGCCAGTGATTTCGGCATGAAACTCTGCTGTCCATACTGCGAGCGCCGCTTGCTGTCCGTCCTCTGTCGATAGCCGGGGCTTGCCACTTCCCTCATCGAGTTCAGGAACAGGAAATCCAGCGCCGGGCGGACATAATAGAGGTTCACGAACGGCGTGTTCTGCGTGGCGTAGTTGATCCAGTCGGCAAGCTTGACCTGTTCGTCGGAGCTGATGCTGGCGTCACGGGCCTTCAGGATCAGGTCGCCAAGATCGAACGCCGCCCCGAGCGCTGGCCCCATAGCAGTCTCAGCCAGGCCAGAACCAAACCGATTGACGCGGCCGAACAGATAGTCGCCATAGATGCCCGCTGCGCCGCCCTGAACGAATGCCGCCTCCCAGGTCTTGAGGTCTGTCGGGTCGCGTGGTGGCCAGTAGCCCTTGGTCAAGTCCTTCATGGTCATGGCCGCATAGCCCGCCATCGTCAGACCAGCGATCAGAGTGCCTATATGCGCGACCTGTTCAAGCCTTGCGCCCGAGCGATAGCCGAACAGCGCGCGGCCGATGGTGCGCTGAGAGAAGGCGATAGGAAAGCCCTTGAACTGCATGATGAAGCGGATACCCTCACCCGCCAATGTGCCCGGCCGCGTGCCCCATGTGGTGGTTCTGCGGGACCGAGCATCCGTCTCGATCACACCGTATGAAGTTTCGTCGGCAACGAAGCGACGCAGCGCCATTTCCAGGTCGTGCCGAGCGGCATCAGCATCCTTGCCCAATCCGGCCACAGCCTCATCGGGAAGATTGCGCACCTGATCCGGCGTGATGTAGGACCGGCCGCCGATATCCCTGCCCTCGATCTGGCGGATTGCCTCCCATTTCGGCGCGTCAATTCCGTGAAGACCTAATACGTGACGATAGTTGGCCGGCAGATCGGCAAAGGCTGTCTTGGCCCTCATGCCCATTTCGGCAGAGATCATGCGGCCCGCAGAGGCCCTTTGGATATCAGTCCACCAGGACAGGCCATTCCAGCGGAAGAACGTTTCCTGCATCTGGGCAAGGCGGCCCACCGGCCCATCGATAGCCGCAGCAGGAGAAACGATATGGCCTATGAGGCCGTCAAACCCCTCCCCGAGAAGGTAGGAAATCTCTGCCTGCTCGCCCTTCGGCCTGCCATGCATGATGCCGTCAATCTGGGCTACGAAACCACGAAAGAAACCGGAGCCACGAAACTGTGAAGCAAGCCCTGCCGTCACCGTATCCGACATCGAGGACCACAGCGCGGCGCCGAGTTTTGCCAATGATTGAACGGCCCGGATATCGCCGCCGATCTTGGCCGCCGTGACATCGACGGGGCGGGAGATCAGGCCTGTTGAAATGTCGATGGCATGGCGAAGCTGGCCTGCGTCCGTCGTCAGGCCCTTCATGCGCTTGGTTTTCTCGGCGGGAGAAAGCTTAGGATCGTCCTTGATCGACCGCTTCAGGCCATCCACCAGTGAGCCGAACATCACTTCCGGGTTAGGCCCGAGCGCTTCCATGTTGGCCGCGACACGCGCAGCGGAGCGCAGATGCGCCACCATGCCGGATGCCGTGGTGCCATAACCGAACTCGCTGCGATAGGCCAATGCCGCCTCAGCGTCCTTGAAATGCAGCACGCGGGACTTGCCGAGCGATTTTGCCAGGTTGGCCGGGTTCACGCGCTGGCCCATTTCCTTCGGCGTCGGCTTGTTCGGGAAGCCTGTCACCAAGGTGTCGTAGATGCCTGACAGAGCGTCCTCGATATCCTTGGCGGTAGCCGCTTCCGGGAAGGTGCGAACCAGATCCAGTTTTGAGAGGATGGAAGATATCCATGCTTCCTTGCCGGCCTGGATCATCTTCATGTCGTCATGCGTCTGCGCGCCGGCCCATCCATCCAGCTTGCCGATCGATGCCCCAAGCTTGTTCAAATCGGTGCGGCTCATCTCGGCATAGGTGGCGAATGTCTTGGCGACAAGCTCGGCATCCTTGTTGCCGGTGATGCCCGGCTTCCCGCCCTCCTTCAGTTCGGCCATCTCGCGCATGATGTCCGCGTCAAGTTGCGGATCGCGCAAGGCATGAATGAGATGCGGCGACTTGGCTTGCAGTTCTCCGAACAGGCCGCCGATATAGCGCGCCTCGTATGCCATGTTCAGGGCGCCGACCGAGTTGCGCCCGCCCTCGATGCCTCTCTGCGTACCCTCCAGCACGGCAAGGAGCGCCTTGCGCGGCGACATGCCTGCGTTGATGAAGCCCGTCACGGTCTTGTCGAGACGATCCCGAACGAGGATGTTCAAGGCCGCATGGCGACGCTGCATGGCGGCTGCTATCCGGGTGCGCTCCGCTTCCTTTTCTGCAAAGGACCGCAGCTTGTCGGCCATGCCGTCGATGTTGCCGGCAGCCTGGAGCGATTGCTTATATTCGGCCATGCGCTGGAAAGCGGCCTCGATCTCCTCGCGGTTGAGCTTGCCGCCAGAGGCAGCATTCGCAGCGCCGAAACAGGCATCGCCGATCTTGAGGCGGATTTTCATACCAAACAACTCGCCACGCTTTTGATGGCTTCAGCATAGGCGTCTGCCACTTCGTAATCCGCATGCGCCTGGGTCATTGTCGCCACGTCCTGCTCTGTCAGCCTGCCTTCATCTGCCAGTTGCGCGATTTCGGCTTCTTCCTTGAAGGCACCAGTGTTGGCATCGACGCCGTATTGAGCGGCGAGCGCTTTGGCGTCTTCTGGTTTGGCGATGGAGGCGGCGGCTTGCTTGATGCCATCTGGCGGCGGCTCGGGCGCTGCTTTGGTCGTATCGGCCGCGACGGGCTGATCATTCTTGCGGGCGATGCGGACGCGGTTCTGATCGAAGACCACGATATTATGCGAGCCGTTTCCGGCTTCACGGGATGAAGCGTCAAGATACTTAATGCCGGGGATGCCCGCATCCATCAAGGCACCGACATGCCCATTGCCCAGACCGTACTCGACATAATCTCCGCCGGTCTTGTTAGCGAATTGTTCGAAATTGGCCTCGCCCATCTGCTTGCGCAGCGCGTCTTGAACGTAAGGCGACTGCTCGGAAAGCGGCTTGTCCCAATCCAGTAAATGGTCCTTCGAGGCCGCGATACGCACCTCATAGAGATTGCCGGGCTGCTGCTGTGACAGGAACTTGTGCGCGTCCGCATAAACAGGATTGCGCATGTTGTCCGTGCCGGGAATGCTGCTTTCAAATTCCCGATCGAGTTGCTTTAGAGCCTTGGCGAAGTCCCCGCCGTTTGCGTCTAGCAAGTCGCGGACGATGCTACCCGCCTGCGGATTGTCGGCGAGCATCGCATCGACGCCAAGCTTGCGCTGATAACTCTTCGCGATGTCGGCATTCTCGGCGAAATACAGGCCGCGTCCATATGCCTGAGCACCCTCACCTGATCCGATGTTCTCGGTCGCGAACGCAGAGAAGTCATGCGGCGAGCCATGATAGGCGGTAATCTCGTCAGCAACCCGCCGCAAAGGCTCCGTCGCATTCGGCGACAGGTTGACATCCTCACCCCTGACAATCGCGTCGATGCCCTCGTTCAGGGCAATGCGGGCTTCCTGTGTGGTCTTGATCGTCGAAAGGCGCTGTTCTGCCTCCGAGACGCGAGCATCCGCCCTGCGGCCAATGGCGCCGGCTACAGTGCCGAATGCCGAGCCGATCAGGCCTGCCGTGGCAATCTGGGAAATCAACGCTTGCCAGGAAACATCATCGCCGAGCGCGGCGCGCGCATCAGCGGTTCCGATTCCGAACAATGCGGTATTCGCCGCAGCATCCAAGCCGGCAGCAAGCGCTTCCCCACCAATCCTGCCGAAGCGCCCGATGGCGGCAGCCTTGACCAGCGGCCCACCGACCGGGACATAGTTGATCGGGTCAAGCGCCTGGCCCGCCATACCTCCAAGGAAAGCAGCAAGCGGACGCTTCTGTGCATAGAACTCGCGCACCTTCTTGACATCATCCATCTCGGCAAGAGCGGCGGCGCGCGTCTCCGTCATGCCGGGATCGTAGGGGATATCCTTCCGAAACGACGGGGACTGCTTGTATTGATCCTCCGTGAGCGCTCCAGCCACTTGGCGGCGCTGCTCAAGTTGGGCCGGCGTATCGCCCCAGGTTCCCATGAGAGCATCGCGCATACCCACGTCAGGCGGCACATAGACATCGCCAGTCCCGACGATAGCGTTGCCGTTCTGATCGACGCCATCCTGGACCGGAGCTTCTTCCGGCAATGACCCGCGGCGCAGGAGCGTGCCAAGGCCAAAGCTCTCCAGAGCGCCGCCCTTGCCTTCCTCGAACAGCGTCGAGGTGATGCTGAGCGGCTGGCTCATGGCCGAGTCCAGCAGGTCGAGCTTGGACAAACCGCTATAGGTCGGGCCGGTCATCGAATAGACGCCGCTCACTGGCCCGTTTCCCTGCGGAGCTTGTTAAGCTGCTGCCGCGCTGTGTCGTTGGTGCCAAGATCGGTTACCGGGCCAGCCGGCGCCGGCGGAAGGTTGCCGGTGATCTTGAAGATGACCGGGGTGCCGCTCTCGTCCGAAACAGCCTTGTCCGTATAGGGATCGATGAACACGTAGCCATCGCCGGAATTGCGGAAGAAGCCATTCGCGATGATGTTGGGAATGTGGTTCGCGGCGGCGGCCTGGATGATCGCTTTCGAGCCGTCCGATGCGCTTGCGCCCGCCGGCACAGCCATGGCCTGTTTCAGCGCCGCTTCAACTTCCGGCAGCTTCGAGGACAGTTCGGTGATGACGGCGCCCTTGTCCTGATTGGATGGGACGAGGATCTGCATATGACCCTGGTTCACCACCTGAACGTCTCCGTAAAGGTCTTTCGACACACCAGCGATGGCTTGGTCCATCGTCTCGCCATTTCGTAGGCGAAGGTTGACGGCGTTGTTGATGAGCTTGGAATCCCGCTGCGCCCGCACGTAGTTCTCTGCCGTGCCGCTGCTCAACCCATAGTAGATGTCGCCGATCTGGCCCTGATCCATGATCTGCTGCTGCACTGCCTGATCGATATCGCTGGTCTTGATATCGTTCGGGATTTTGCCCGCCAGCTTCGAAGGATCGACCATCGCCGCCTGAAACAGGCGATCGGCCGCAGCACTGTCGCCTCGAGACAGGGCTTCGAAGGCTCCCTGCGTGATGTCGGGAAGCCCCTGATCGACCATCTGGTTGAAGAGCAACTGCCGCTGATGGGGGTCCTTCGTCGCCATGACGATGCTCGCTACCGCGCCGATGCGGTTCGCTTGCGGCTGTGTTTCGTCCTTGAAGGCCTTGACGGCGTTGCCCGCAATCTCCTTCGGTAGCGGCTGGACATTCTTGATGCCGAGCTGCTCTTGCGCGATGATGGAGGCATTCACCGCGTCCGTGTAATTGCCGGCCGCCTGCGCCTGCTTCCACTTCTCATCCACGGACGGGAAGACGTTGCGCGCAACGGAAGCCCCATCGGCCTCGCGAGCCTTGATGGTTGCTTCCTGAGCATTGACCAACGTCTCGTAGCGCTTGGCCTGGAGCGCTGCATCATCCCCCGACGAAGTGGGCTTGGCTGCATTGACCATCTGCTGGATATCGCCCGCTGACATGGTGCGCATGTCATAGGCCTGCTTGCTGGTCTGCATCGAGGAGACGAAGGCATCGTAGCGCGATGCGCCTTCCTGTGGGCCATAGGCGTCGAAGAACTGCTGTTGAGTAGGCGTGGCGCCCGTATACTGCCCGGTGGAAAGCATGGCGGCCGGGCCGTTGGTGGTCGCAACCTCGATATTAGCCCTGTTTTCTGCCGCGATCTGGTTGTTGCGGGTGTCAACCTCATTGTCGATGACGTAGCGCTGTTCCGGGGAAAGCGCCTTGTACCAGTCAGGGTTCTCGCCCGCGCCGGCCTGATGCATGGCCGTCGCCATCTTGGCATCGGCCCAATCCTTGACCTCTCCTGCCGTCTTGCCCGCGAGAATGGAACGATTGGCGGCAATGGCCTGCGGGCTGAAGATGGCGCTTACCGGGGTGTCTGCCGGCGCCTTGGCAAGCTTCTCCGCAACACCATAGCCGCTGAAATGCGCAAGGTAGACCTCGCCTGGAGACGGATCGCGGCCAAGGTCGCGCCTCAACCCTGCGATGTTGTCTGCCGTCAGTCGAGCGCCGGCATCGGCATTCGCTTCCGCGTCGAACTTGTTGCGCAGATGATATTGGTTCGCCGTGCCATCCACGAACTGGAACAGCCCGCCCGCCGAAGATGTTCCCGATTGAGCATTAGGATTCATTCCGCTTTCGATCTGCGCGATGCCAAGCGCAATGCCAGGCGGAACGCCATGCCTTGTGGCGGCGGCAGCCACGATGCCAGCAACCGGGCCTTTCGGCTTTGAGATGATCGACGGGTCTTGATCGACCGCCAGTTTGCCTCGGCTGAACTCGGCATCCTCGATATAAGTCTTGCGGCGCGCTTCTGCCTGGCTGGGGTCGAGCAAGCCCGACTGTTGCCCCTGCTGGATGGCGCCAGCAATATCCGCCTTCGCCTTGGCCCTCACATCCGGAGGTGTGCTCGGATCGACATAGAGCCGGCGATTGGTCTCCAATGCATTGTCGAAGGCGGCCGTTTCGGCCTCGCGTTCCATCGTGACGCCGTGGTCATTGATGGCGTCGTTCACGCGCAGCGCGTCCGTGCCGGCGCTGAGAGACCAGCGCTCGCGCATCTGCGGGTCCCGGATCAGGTTGGCGGCGTTCTTGACGATTTCGCTGGTTTGGGCGGGCGCCCGCTTGTTGTAGGTCGAATAGTCGGGGTCATATCGGAAATCGTTCTTGACCCCGATAAATCCCTTTTCCTTTTCGGCTTCCGCGCGGGCAATATCGACAACGTTCTGCTGCTGCTTCCGCTCGGCCCCGATCTGCTCAAGAGACGCACCAAGGCTCGCCAGCCCGCGCCCAATGCCGCTTGTATCGATCTGGGCTATCGCACGACCGGAGCGGAGGTTATCCGGGCCGCTCAAATCGATGGCACTTGGGAGGCGAGCCATCAGCCGAACACACCCGACTTGGCTACGCCGGTAGCCATAGACCCGAAGCCGCCGAAGACAGACCCCAGAAGCGAGGCGTTGCCCGACATGCGCCTTGCCTTCGCGCTGTCCCTCAATCCTGCCGCGCGGGAGTAGCCGCCATACATCGCCGTATCGGCATTGTACTCAGCCGTGCCCGCAGTCTGGCCCATGAGCTTGACGATGGTCGGCGCGTCGGTGCCGGCACCGCCACCAGAGGCGGCAGCAAGAGCCTGGGCACGGGAATTGATGATGTCCCCTTCCTTGCGCTTCGCAATGGCGTCACGCTGGGAAGCGGCAACCTCTTCCTTGGCCTTCATGTCCATCTGCTGGGCTTCGAAATCCGCCGACTGCTTTTCAGCAGCACCGGCAGCAATCGTTCCAACACCGGAAATCAGAGCGCCTATAAGTTCAAGGCCTGACATCGGCAGTCCCCACCTGGCATCGATAAACCTCTTGCCCATCCTCGATGGCAAAGAACGTGAAGCCCGTTAGCTTCATCAGCCTTGAGGACGTGGCGAATTGCGGATCGCGGATCGTGTAGACCCATGTCTCGCCGAGCTGTGCGGCCTTCTTCAGCAAGCGCCTCGCCCATTGAAGGACGGGCCTTGCATATTCGCGCTTCTGCTCCAGCGTCGTGAACCAAAGCCAGCAGCGCTCATTGCCCCATGCAAGGCCACCGGAGCCCACCAGGGCGTCATCATCGATCCCGACATAGGCAACGGCTGGTATGTCGATCACCACGTCCAGCGCCACCGCCACGCTATAGGGATCGACGTTGTGGATTGTGAGCATCAGCCGTTCGTCGTCACGCTGATGACCATAGAAACCAAAGTCATCGTGTTGGGGCTGGCGCACTCGACACACACTCGACTGTCTGTGGTATATTCGCCGGGGAAGATCCACGCCTCTTCATCGTTCACATCGCTCAGGACAATGGCCGGTGCCGTGGTAAAATCCTTCATGACTGGCAGCGGGAACAGCGGCCGCTCTGGATTGTCGAACTGCGAGCCGTAGCGAACTCCGGCTCGAACGAAGTCGGTCATGATCAGGCCGACCTCATCAACCTTCTTCTGTTGGAGCATGGCAGTTCCACCCGCCGCGCCATAGGCCAGCTTGGCGGACTTGTAGCGCGCGGTGTAGGGAAGGCCGGCAACCCAATTCGTCACCGCCGACCCGACCGTGATATTGCCGCTGCCGTCCACGGTATAGGTGTTGGGAACCGTCACCCCATTGACGGTCGAGACGAGCGGGGCGCCATCGGCCCACACCACCACGCTCTCGCCGATCAGGTGTGTCCCTACGGCAATGGTTGCCGATGCCGGCGAATTCACCCCAGACGCATGGGCATCCATCACCTTGCATGTGGTTGACGGCTTGACATCGCTGTCGAGCGCCATCTTCTCGATATAGCGAACCGTCGAGCCGTTCACGGTGCGGTTGATGACGAAATACACCCGGTCCTGGGCATCGTCGGGAAGGACGGCAACGCTCTCGAACTCGCCATCCGTTTCCATCGGAATGAAGGCCAGGACTTCCTCAAGCGGCTCATAAACGACGCAAACGCAGGAGCCATCGTTGTTAATGACCCATATACGAGTATCCGGCCTTCTTTGGACGGCAAGCGTCTTGATGCCGGCGGTAAACAGATCCGTCGCCAGCTTGCTCATCTGCGTGGCGTTGTAGTCCGAACTCTGCCCGTCAAAGGAGAGTTCGAACAGTGCACGGTTGGAGCGATCGACAAACAGGCCTCTCGTATCCACGCGGGCCGGATCGATTGAAGATGCCCCGGTTGAAGACGAATCCTTGATCGACAGGTTGGTGGGTGTCAGCGGCTCATCGAAGGAGGACGACTTAACGGTGGAGACCGCGCCTTCCGTGCCCACAAGAAGCCGCTGGAGGGCAAGGAGCCATTGCGTATCGTTCACGCCACCTGTGGCTATGGAGCGCGAGATAGGCCCGCTATCGCCTTCCGTGGTGTCGTCAAAGTCCTCGAAACCATCGGAGACCGAGCCCCATAGACGGTCGGAACCGGACAACCACAACCGTCCCTCAGCGAAGGTGACGGCAGAAGGCCAGATTTGCGTTGCCGACCACTCGCATTCCCGCCAGTTGTCGGTAGGATTGGTGCCGTGCAATGGGGTGAGGATTTCAACATCAACCGACGTTGCACTGTTGAACGCCGTCACGCGGCAAATGCCGGAGCCTGCACTTGCGCCATAGGTCACGTTGATGGTGGCAACGCCGGACGTGTAGGTGCCCTCCTCGAATCCAAGCCTGTACCAGATGATTGCATTATCGCTGTCATCGTCGTTCTTGGTCGAGGCCAGGTTGGTCGTGATGTCGATGGTGGACGAGCCGTGCTGATAGGGATACGGCTTGAAGCCCCTGTCGTCGCCATCGAAAGAGCGCTGCCACCGAAGGGTTCCCGACCATGTTCCGGTGATGGTGTATGTCCACTGCCGGTCGTTCCAATCGGTGCTGGAGATGCCGGTGACCTTGAACGCATCGGTGAACTGCCCTGCCCCTGCCAACTGCGTCGAACAGGAAAAGCCCTCATGGAACAGCGAAAACAGCGTGCCGACATGATCGGCGGTGAAGAACGGCGCCGAAGATGTCAGGGTGCCGTTGCCCTCCGTGGCGCTCGGGGTGAGCTTGACTGCCCTGGTCCTGTCCAGCGTGAACGGTCCATTGTCCGGCTGGTAGTTGACCACCGACCAAGAGCGAGTTGAGCGCCGTTCAATGCGCTGGGGCCGATATCCGTCACAGGCAACGAACACCACGTCCGCCGACTGAGCAAACCGCAACTTCCACAGATCAGCCTCAAGCCAGATTGTCGGCAGCGTCATGACGCCGGCCGCTTCCACGGTGACGCTATCGACACGCTTCAACTGCTCCAGTTCGGATTGGAACAGCAGATAGAACGATGCTCCTGTCGGCGTGAAGGCAAGGGAATGCGTGCCCGTCCGCAAGATCGTTTCGTTGATGTATTCATCACCGCCCGAAGTCGAGCCGACACGAAGCGTTACCGGGCCGCGCTCCACCACAATGCGCAGCGCATGTTCCGTTCCGATTTCATTGACGGTGACGGTTTGCGAGGCGGAAGCCTTGGACCCGCGAGCCAAGGCTGTGAGGTTGAGGAATCCACCAGAGACGGCACTGGTAGCGCCTGAAGTGGCCGTGAGCGTCCAGCCGGTGCCGGAGGAGAAATCACCATTGGTGATGGCTGCCGTAACGGCCGGGCGCGTAACCAGCACGTCATCAACCTTGACCCGCAGGAGTTGGTTGGTGAATTCCATCAGCGCGGCGTCGGTAGCCCCGAATACGAATTCCTTCAGCCGGCAGATAGCGTTGGTGTAGGTGGTGGAGATGTATTGAAACCCAGGCCGCATGAAGGCTGGGCCGCTGGTGAGCGGAAGGAGATTGGTCTGGATTTCGGCGGCAAGGCGCATGCGCTCCAGATCGACGCGGGCAAGGTGCTTCTTGTCCTGGACGCCAACGCAAAAATGCTGGAGGTACGTGTTTACGCGCGGCATTCAGAGGCCCCGGCGCGTGCCGTTCAGGGTTGAGCCATAGCGAAGGCGCGACCGCACCAGTCTGCCCGCAGGCGACCGCGCCACGCGCTCATCGACGGCATCAAGCGTCTTGGCTTCCGTCAGGAGCGTCTTGGAGAGATTGAACAGGTCTGTGCGGGTGCCCTTATCGGATGACAGGGGGAGTGCGCATTGGAAAGCCAGATAGGCCGCGAAGGCATCCGCAAAGGGCTGGCGCCACGCTCCGATGTTCCACCCGTACTCGTCATCGTTCGAGACATAGCGGATGTAGAGCGTGTCACTGTCCGCATACCAGTAGTTGGCCTCGTCGGCGAAATCCTCAAAGCCAACCTGGAATGTCGGGTCGGTCGAGATTGAGACGGTGCGAACCCAATCGGTAGGCTTGGAGAACGCATACTGGTAGCCGAACAGCGCCTCCACATCCTCGTCCTTCTGAAATTCAGAGGAGCGGATAGCGAAGTTCCACAAGCCTTTGGCGAGCATGTATTCGCCGGCTTCCTGCCAGACATCATCCAGCGCATAGCGGGCAGCGCTCGATTCCGTGAGGCTTGCCACGCCGGCCGCATTGCCGAGATAACGCAAGGCAGATTTGTAAATTGACAGTTTGGAGGCCATCGCTATTGAACCCCTGCCGTGTCGAACTCTCGTAGATCGGCCATGAACCAGCGCTTGTCGGGCAACTCGCCAATAGCGAATACTGCCTGCGTCAGATCATCCGTCTCAAAACCATCGGCATCCAACCAGACGATCACCATGCAGACTTCGTTCGCATCGGTGATCGCGATGCCCGCATGGCGGCTCACGGCACCAATAGTCATGCAGCGAGCCCGGAGGCCTTCTGGGCATGCGCGACCGCCGCAGCAATTGCTTCTGCCCTCGTCTTGTGATCCTTGCTGACCACCAAATGAGGGTCATTCGTCATGGCTCGCCATTTATGGGCCGGCGCGAAATTGACGGTGTAGCCTTCGGGAGGCTGAGGCGCGTCTTCCGGAAGTTCGCTCGGCTGCTCAATGACCGGCTGCTTGACGGCGACTTTCGTCAGATCGATCGCATGGAGGAGAGCCGTCTTGACCCATCCGGTGCCGCGCTCGACAACAAGCAGATGCAGGCGCCAAGAGCGGTCTTCCGGCGTGACGATGACCTCATCATCGACCGTGACCTTGGCGAAGATATTGGCCCAATTTCCAGGGATGGAAACCTCTTCCATCGTCATGGTGTTTGGAACGACCATGCGCCGAAGCGTGCGGGTGAAATCAGCGCTGTTGAGTGCCGTGTTGGCGGGGATCTTCATATGTGCCTCATTTGTTGGGAGCGGTTCGGGGGCCAGCACAAGGCCAGCCCCCACGACCGCGAGGGAGGCAACCCGCGACCGAAGCCGCGAAGTCGCGTATCAGGTGATCGCGGTCGGAGCGGCCACCGTGGCAGCCGCGCCGGAAACCGACGCAACCTGGTAGCGCTTGTACTTGGCGGTGCCGGTGTTGATGGCGTCCACCAGGTCGCCAACGCGCATGCCCTTCGTCACGCCATCCGAGAACCAGGAGCCACCAACGATAGTGGCGTCCGAATCCGCAGCGGAGTTGAAGTACATGAACACGCGCGGCATGGCGCCGCCGACCGGGTTGATGACCATCGCGAGATTGTCAGGAACGTATGCCATTGTCCGTTCTCCTTACGTGGCAACGAACGCCGAGCCGTCGTGAGTCCACTTCACGATGCCGGTGTTCTGGAGGATTTTTGCTCCGTGGAAGACGGTGGCGCGGGTCCAGGACGTGTCCTGCTTCTCGTCGTAGCCGATGGAGATTTTCTCCTCGCCCACGTTCACCGCGTAGCCAATGGCGTCACGATGGAAGAGATAGCAGATTTCCGCCGCAGTACCGAGACCGGTCACGCGGCTGGAGACAGCCCAGTTGATGCCCATCCAGCGGAACATCCTGCGAGCAGGACCGCCGAACGGCTTGACATCCACGTAGTCGCCCGAAGCAAATTCGGTCGTCTGCAGGAGGTAGCCACGGAACGCCGGGGAGATGATCGCGAACATGTTGTTCTCGTCTTCCACCGGGATATCCGCATTGCCCAGAATGGCCTGGGCGCCAGCGACCATCTGCAACGAGGCGGTCTGCGCCGTCGACGGATAGTCCTGCGTAGCGTTGGCCAGTTCAGCAAGCAGCGTGAGATCGATGTCGCGGTTGATGACCGCCATCGAGGCATTCTGCATGATGCGTTTCTGGTCGCCCTGCGAGGCGAAGATGTTGAACCCGGTCAGCTCGTAGGGAGCATGCTTTTCGACAAGCGTGGCCGTGTTCTGGTTGTTCGTGGGATTACCGTACGGGATCTGCCCGTTGGTGCCACGGGTGACTGCGGTGTCAGTACCGGAGCCGGAAACGAGGAACGTGGCCTGGTTGCCACTAATCACTGCTTCCTTGGTCGTCATGGCCTTGAGCAGGCTCACGCGCTGCTCGAAAGCCCCGACGAACTCCTTGCGATACTGAATCATTGCGGCTTCGATAGCCATGATCAGTTCCTTTCAAGAGTTGAGGGAGGTTTGGAGCCGCAGTCGTGCAGGGTGGCCGGAAGCGTTCCGGGGCCTCTTGCGAGGGGTGGCCGGTATCTCTCGGGGCTTCACGTCATAGGCAGTAGATTTGCCGGGTCGGGGCCGTTGCCGGGGTGGCCGAGCGGGCAATAAAAATCCGGTCGAAACCGGGATTCAAAAGGCAGAAATTGCCAGTGATTTGCTAGCCTGACAGGCGCTTCGCGTAGTATGCTTCGCGATCAACTACCTACGAGGCACAGTGATGGAATTTGGTGGCAGTATGACTAGCCTGTCTCGCCAGACTGTAGAGGCGATGACGGCGGCAGGGTTGAGGACTTTTATCGACGTGGCGAACCTCTCTCGCCGCGATTTCAAGAGGTTGAAGGGAATTGGCCCAAAATCCACGGAACGTGTCCGATACGAACTTCTTTCAAGGGGCGTGGATTTCGCCGACAACGCAAGATACCTTGAAAGCTACACCAAAACTGTTGCCAGCCAGTTGTCGCGCCCATCATGGTTCGACCTGAGCGACCTTTTTCAGAAAACAATCCTTCGAGAAATGCGGAAACTGCAAAAGGCCGGCCTATCGTTAACTGATGTTACGTTCGATTTTAACGATAATAGCGGGGCCATCATGTTTTACAAAGGCATGGAACACGTACGGATAACGCCATCAATAAAGGTCAAGGTCACCAGACACAGTTAGCGCTTGCGCTTCAGTTCCTTCTCCAGGATTTGTGCGTATTCCTTGTCGAGGCCCTGCTCATAATAAGCATCGGTCCCGATAATTTTTTCGATCTCCTCCTTGCGAGCGGTGTGCTTGCGCTCGCTATCGCTGGAGGTGAATGCAACATCGCCGAACTTCTCGCGGCCCATGTCTGCGGCCCACGAAATGAACTCAGGCATATCGCCAAGGCGCTTGCCGTCTATGCGGGCCTCTGCCCATTTGGCGCCGACGCCCGGAATGCCTTCTATGAAGCGACGGGCAATCGTGGTGTTGGCCTTGTACTCGCCATGTGCCCATTCCTTGCGAAGCGAGTCCTCCGCTTCCTCTGAGGCGATCTTGTCAGCCTCGACCTGCTTGGTCTGAGCGGCCTCAGCCATCTCGACGTACCATTCCGACGCGATATCCACGACATCCTGCCGGGCGCCCTTCTTGTGGGCGAACTCGGTGAATGAACTGAGGACCGGCTTGTCCTCGTCAACGAGGCGCTTGGTGACGGTCTCTGGCAGTTTGTAGCCGGCCGGATCGTCCGGGATGCCCTCGGCCTTGCGCCATTCGGCCATGGCCTTTTCATCCTTGGGATCAGGCTTGGCTATGCGCTGCTGTCCCGATCGGATGGTCGCCTGTGCCTCACGCAAGGCGCGCGCAACACCCTTGGGGGAGCCGTAGCGGGAGATGGCCTTGGCGACATCATCGTCGCCACCGGCCATTTCCTCGCGCCAGTTGTCACCCCATGGCGACTTGGCTTCGGTCTTTTCAGCCTCACCAGCAGCCGTTGTCTCGACTACGGTCTTTGTGGCTTCGGAGCCCTTCGCTGCCGCTGTGGTGGCCGCTGTGGTCGATTGCGTTGTGGTGTCAGCCGCTTTCTCGGTGGCCGTGGTCTCAGCGGTCTTTTCAGCCGCCGCAACTGCCTCTATCATTCCTTTGCCTCTTGCCTCTTGCCTCGAACTGGTTTGGCCTCAAGCGCTTTGAGCGTTTCAGGGCGCGTCATCTTGACGATCTGCGCGCCGACGAAGCGCCGGCCCTCATGGAAATCGGTTGCCCTACGGCCATCCTCGCCACCTGCCCGGTAGCTCAGGTCGTAGTAGTTGCAGACCTCGCTGATGATCCAGTCGGCGGCCATGATCTGCTGGCCTTCGTTGGCCTTTCCATCGAGGAAGGCGCGGACGGCCATCAGAATGTTCTTGTCGTAGGGGGCGGGAGCGTGGGCTTCCATTACAGGCCCAGCACCCTGGCTATTGCAGCGGCGAGGCTGGCAGACAGAGAGTGTCTTGCTATGTGCAAATCACGGTACTCTATAGGCCGCACGGGGAATTGCTTCAGGCGCGGGTCCATCTTCCATCGAGTGAACCGAAAGCGACGTCCCGCCTTGGGCCAAAAGGCACCTTCATTGCCCTTCCATGGGCAGAGCCAAAGTCTATTATCGTTTTGGTCAAGCCACCAGAAAATGAACTGGCACTCACTCCTGAGGGCACCGTTCCTGGACCGCTGATTATGGTGCGGGCCAAAGAGCCAAATGCCAGTCGCATCATACTTGGAGCTGTATCCGATTTCGATAGCGAACCACCGGCAGCAGAAGTCTACGACTTTCCCGATTGCCATAGTTGCCTCCTATGGGTGTTTCAGTTCTTTGGCCTTTACGAGCTTCACAATCGCCAGTGATGTTTCACGTGACATATCCGGCGAATCCGTTGCGCAGCCCGAGAGCACAATGAGCGCCAGAAGAAAGCTACGCATGAATGACGCGATAGGCGTTGAGGGCCGCCGCCGTCTCTCGTGCTACGCTTTCCGAAACGCACTGGCAAAGACGCCCTATCGGGCCAACAATCACCCAGACGCCATTCCGATGTTCAGCCACGTACATCACGCCGCCACCGCTGGTTGCTGGATCATGCCGGCCCGCTGGAGCGCCATCGAGGCATCGGCAACGCTCTTGCCAACCTCTGCCCCGCCCTGAAGCGCTGTGGCCGCCTGTGTGAGGCCATCCACCGTGCTCTGTTGGTCCTGGGCGTCCTGCTGCGTCTGTTCGTCGTTGAACCAGTCGGCCGGCGCCTGCGTGCCGCGCACGGCGTCCTTGGTGGCTTTCTTCCAGTCGATGAGAGTGGCAACCGACTTGTCGATCTGTGCGCCGCCGGCAACGATCTGGAGCGATTCCTGATAGGCTTGGACGTTCTGCCTGCCCTCTGCGGTGTTCAGCGGGCCTTCGAATGTGAACGTTACATCCCTGTCGCTCAGCGCCTTGGGCATCTCATCGATGTTGAATGCGTTGTTCCTGATTGCCATCTGGAACCCGATGTCCAGCAGCGGGAGATGGTATTCGCTCTCTATAGGGCCGGTAAACGGCAGGATGGCCCGGCGGTATTCCTCAAGCCTGGCCTGCGTCTCGAATGCGGTCTTCTCCTGCGGCGGCAGCGTGATCTTGTTGAGCAGGAACGCTTCCGCAATGAGATTGCGCACGTCCTGCTTCATTTCCATGCCAAAGCTCAGGCCGCTCGATGGCTGTTCGGTGAAGATGGCATCCTGAATCTTCTGGTCCGCCTCTAGATCCACATAGGTCATGCCGCCTGCATACCGGTTCACGGCATCGCGGAAGATTTCCCCCCTTGCGAACATCGGGGCATCCACGGCCTTTTCGCCCTGCTCCAGAAGGATACGGGCGAGGGATTGCAGCATCCTCCCATCGGGAAGCGCATTGATCGTGGCCGGGCTGAATGCCTGCGGGAAGCTGGACACAGTGCGCCATCTCGGAATGACGTAGTTGAAGACCGGCAGCGGGCCTTCGCTCAAGACAGCTTCATGCTCACAGTCGATATAGAGCGAGCAATACGGATTGTCCTTGTACTGGCGCCGCTTGGCCTTGTCGTCGCCATAGATTTCCTCGAATGGCAGGACGATATGGCGGACCTTGAATTCCTGAGCCGGGTTCTCCTTCGCCGCCTCTGTAATGTCACGGTGTAGGTTCTTGGCCCAAGCCCTGCGCATCACCATGTTGCGCGCCGTCATGGGCATGTTGCGCTGGTTGTGATCGATCTTGCCGACCGCATTCACCATCCAGGCGCAGTCCTTCGGATGCCAGGTCCGAAACAGGAAATGCGTACGATCCGGGCTTTCCTCTACGGATAGAACCGGATTGCCGAACGCTACCCAATCGTGGTCCGCCTCATTGGTGGCGCGGACAAAATTCGCCCTGCGGTCATACACCAGCCGGCGATAGTGATTGGTGGCGTATTCCAGCCAGCGGGCATTTGCCGGGTCCTCGTCAACCTCGTCATAGCCGGTCTGGACCTTGAACCACTCGCCCTGCCTGAGCAAGGCCCCGATGGTGTTGCCAAGCGTCTCGCGAGCCTGGACCGGATAGGACTCCATCAGGTCGGTTACGAAGTCATCCCCGAGCGTGAGAGAACGCATGAAGTCGGATCGCATCGGGTAGAAATTCTCGGCGATTTCCTGGCACAGCGAATCCCACTGTTCCTTGGAGGAGAACAGCTTATTGCCGATTGTGACCAGTTCGCGCGCGCGAGTGTCCATAGATCAGCCGGCCTGACCCAGGAGCGAGTTCGCATAGCTCGTGGTGCCGGCATCCGAGCCCGTAGCGCCCTGACGGCGCGAGAGCATCGTGGATGCTCTGCCCGTGCGCGCCGCTATCTGCTGGCGCTGGCGAAGGTCGGCGGCTCGCGCTTGCGCATCATCGGGCACAGGCATGGGCGTGGGCGGTTCAGGCTTTGGCTTCTTGCCGAATAGAGCGCTCATTCAGGCTCTCCGTCGCTTCATGTTGGAATGGCCCAGCGTCACGACTGGCGTGCGCCGTCCGGTGATGCCGTAGTCGGGTTTCGTCATTGCCGGGAACAGCGATGCCAATCCCCAGATCATGGCGTCGGCCCTATCCGGCGACCGAGAGCCGACATATCCCGCTGTTGTCATGGCGCAGAGCTGGTCTTCCAGTTCAGGAAACAGCCCGACGAGCGAAACTTTCTGTTGCTCGAACAGGGCCGCGATGGGCTCTGCCCGTATGACCTTGCCCCTTGAAGCGGTGACTTCCCGGTACGGAACCAGCGAACCTTGACGCTTCGCAGCCGCCGAGCGGATGATTTCCGCCACCATGGCACCGCCGAAATTGCTTTCCGCCACCACGCAATCGGCTTCCCACCGATCGAATGCGGATACTGCGGCAGTGCCCCAATCCG